CTTTGGAGAGGATAGAATTGTTGTAGAAAATATAATCGAAGAAGAAGTAGAAAAAATTGCTGTTGATCCATACTTAGAAGAATTTACTTTATTAAAAGGAGATTTAAAAAAGGTAGCATCATCAATACCTGATAGAACAGATCTTACTGAAGTATTTGTCGAAATTAATAATTTAAAGAAAAGACTTAATAATATTCCAGAATATGATGGACATCTTTCTCTTATTAGAACAGAAATAGCAGAACTTGAGAATAGTATCAATGATTTACCTACTATTCCAGAACAGTTTGATCCGTCAGACTTATATGAAAATATTTCTACTCTTAAAAACAAAATACAAGAAGTTAGATCTGAAATTCCTACTATTCCAGAACCAATTCTTTATGATGATGATTTAGATGAGATTAGAGGATTGGTAGAAGGTGTTCGTGAAAGTATTCCAGTAGTTCCTGAAGTTAGATATTACGAAGATGATTTAAATGCAATAATAGAGACTATTGATGGTGTAAAACAAACTATTTCAGAATTGCCTGAAGTAAAATATTATGATGAGGAAGTTACTGCTATAGAAAAACGTTTTGGAGAAATTCAGAAAACTATACAAGAACTTCCTGAAGTTAAGTATTATGATAAGCAAATTAAAGAAATACATGATGTTATTGTAGAAACTAATGAAGAGATATCAAATTTACCAGAAGTTAAGTATTATGATAAAGATGTAAAGGATCTTAAGAAGAAAATTTCATTAGTTGAGAAATCTATTCCTACTGTTCCAGAAATTAAGTATTATGATGAAGATATAAAAGATATTAAGGAACAAATTTCATCGGTAGAAGATTCTATTCCTACTGTTCCAGAAGTTAAGTATTATGATGAAGATATTAAGGGATTAAATGAAGAAATTAAGAATCTTCTGTATAAAGTTTCGTCAATAAAGATACCTGATCAGGATAAGTATGTAAAAGAAGTTAATCGAATATCAGATTCATTTGATAATAAAAATCAAGAACTTATTAAGAAAGTTTCATATCTAGAGGAAATTTTCGAAAAATTTGATCTAGAAGATCTTACTAAAGATTTGGTAGTAGAAAAGAAGGATGATGATTTAAATCCACAATATGCCACTCTTCAGGATTTACAAGACCATTATAGAAAATTCATCAATCGTGTTCAGCAACAACTTGCATCATTAGGTGGTGGAGGAGAAGTAAATTTACAATATCTTGATGATATTGTAGGTATTGCCACTAATCTGAGTGCATATAATGGATATGTCTTAAAAGTAGATACTTCTCTTGATGCTCCATATAAATTTAAATTTGCTGAAGAAAGTGCATCTATAGGTGCTGGTGGAACATGGGCAGTATCATCTGTTGGTATAAGTACAACTAAGAATGTTGGTATTGCCACTACCGCTAGGTCTTCTTATGCATTATATGTTGGTGGTGATGGTTATGTTGGTGGTGGTTTAACTGTTACGGGTAATGTAAGTATTGCTGGAACATTAACGTATGAAGATGTAACCAATATAGATGTTGTCGGTTTTGCAACAATTACTAAAGGTATAGAAGTTCAGGGTACTGGATCAACGACAACAACCTTAAATGTAACTGGTGTTTCTACTTTTGCTGGAATTGGAACATTTGGTAGCGATGTTTATATTGATGGAGATCTTAATGTTACTGGAGATATTAGTTATGATGAAGTATCAGGTAAGAATCTTTTAGTTACTGGAATTACTACATTAGGTACAACAATTGTAGGCACTGCTGTAACTATCAATTCTGGTGGTATTGATATTGCTTCTGGTGTTATTACTGCCACTACATTTGATGGAAATTTAGCAACCACTAATTTAACTGGCACTATTACAAATGCTCAGTTAGCAGGTTCGATTGCAAATTCTAAGTTATCTAATGATTCAGTTTCATTTGGTGGAATAGAAGTAGATTTAGGTGCTTCTGATGCAACTCCAGCATTTAATCTACAAGATGCTACTGCATATCCTTATGGATCATTGACGGGAATCCAAACCAATATTGTAGGAGATACAACTCCTCAATTAGGAGGGAACTTGGACTTTAATTCCAAGTATATTACTGGAACAGGTGGAATCAATCTTAGTGGTGTAGCTACTGCTACCACATTTAAGGGTAATTTGACTGGTGATGTAACTGGAGATGTTACAGGTGATTTAACAGGTAGTGTTGATACTGGACAATCTATTATTAGTGGTATAACTGCAACTAAAACTTCTACTTCTATCGCATCTGTTGATACCTTTAGTGCTTCTACATATAGGTCTGCTAATTATCAAGTACAAGTGGTTCGAGGAACAAATTATAACATGACTACTATAAATATTATTCATGATGGAACCAATACTTATATGAGTGAATTTGGTTCTATTAATCAACCTATAGGAATAGCAACATTTGGTTCAGATATTAATAGTGGTAATGTAAGGTTATTAGCAACTCCTACTTCTTCTGATTCAACTGTATTTAAAATAACAAGAACCGTAACTAAGTCTTAAAATGAAGTCATTTAATCAATTTATTAAAGAAATTAGAGCACCAGGAGAAGAAGAGTGTCCAACTGGAATGAGATTTGATAAGAAATTAAAAATTTGTGTTCCTATAAAAGGTAAATCTAGTTATGGTGGACGTTGGATGGGACATGGTTACAGACCTCATGATCATAACGGTAATGGTAACGGAAATGGTAATGGAAACGGTAATGGTAATGGGTCCAGTAACGGTAACGGAGGTGGTAATGGTAATGGTGGCAGTGGTAACGGTGGCGGCGGCAACGGCGGTGGCGGCGGTAATGGTGGATGATAAATAAATTTTTAATTACATTATGGAACAACAAAAATTAAAGTTTACCATCAGACAAGATGGTCATGTAACTGAAGAAGCTACTGGTTTTACTTCACATCAATGTATAGAACTTACTAAACAAATAGAGGAGAAACTTGGATCTCTAGAAACCCGTCAATTTAAACCCGAATTTTATTCTAATAATGTCTCACTTCAGCACAATCAAAACGAAAATCAAACACAAACCACAATTGATTGAAGCACTAGAACTTCTTCAGTATGATGTTCAGGAGAATAAAGAACTAATAAATCCCCTTGATCATCAACATGAAAAAGTAAAGGTTGATATTTCTATAGGGGATGATATTGGATTCCGTTTGAATAATAATGGTGAATATGAATTGGTTGCTGATATTCAAACATGGAAAGATCCTGTTCCACCAAAAAGATTTGTTGAGAAAGTTACTCAACAGTATGCTCGAATGACTGTACATAATCAAATTAAGGAAATGGGATTCCAAGTAGAAGAGGAATGGGAAATGGATGATAATAGTATAGAATTGACCGTGACACGTTGGAATTCCTAAATATAAGTGTGATATCGTCTAAATTTAATGCTTTTCAAAGAAGGATACTTAAATCTTCCACTTAAATTGGAAATCCCAGTTACTCCTGCAGAGTTTCAATTGGGGTTAATGTTCAGAGAAAATCTGGATGAAGATTGTGGAATGCTTTTTGTTTTCAATGAAAGCAGTGAAAAATCTTTTCATATGAATCACACCCAGATTCCTCTTGATATTGCTTTTATTAATGAAAGTGGAATCATTGAAAGTATTAAAGAATTAAAACCACTTAATCCAGTTCCTGTTTATTCGGATGCAAAAGTACTTTATGCATTAGAAGTAAATCGTGGATGGTTTACAGAAAATAATGTAAACGTTGGTGATCAAATTCTAAATACTCTTTCAGAAGATGTTGAGCTTCATGATGCTAATGGCAATCTATTCGCAAGTGTCATTGACATCATTAAACCAGAACCAATGAAGGTTCCTAAATCAAACATTTATTATGAAGACCCATTAAAGGAAGCAACAAGACTTCCAGGGTA